CGCTGGTTGATACTCTAAGGACAAACATGGCATACGGAACAGTCAATGTAGACGCAATGACAACCTCGGATGGAGTTACATCTGCGGGTACTTACGGCTTTAAGAACCGCATCATAAATGGCGCACAAGTAATTGACCAAAGAAACGCTGGTGCTAGTGTTACGGCTACGGCAGTCGGTGGTGTCAATTATGTTTTAGATAGGTTTGGTTACTCTGCAAGCCAAGCATCTAAATTTACTGTTCAGCAAAATGCTGGTTCAGTTACACCCCCCGCTGGTTTCACATATTATTTAGGCGTTACTTCTTCATCGGCATATTCTGTTGTTTCTGGTGATTATTTTGGTATTCGTCAACGCATTGAAGGATTCAATGTTGCTGATTTAGCATGGGGTACTGCATCTGCATCACCCGTTACTTTATCCTTTTGGGTGCGTAGTTCCCTAACAGGAACTTTTGCTGGTTCATTAGCAAATTCAGCAGAAAATCGTTCTTATCCTTTTTCATATACGATAAGTTCAGCGAACACTTGGGAACAAAAGTCAATTACTATTACTGGAGATACTAGCGGTACTTGGTTAACAACATCTGGAATTGGTATACAACTTAACTTTAGTTTGGGTACAGGCACTACTTATAGCGGAACTGCTGGTGCATGGTCTGGTTCAACGCTACTTTCAGCCACAGGCGCAACAAGCGTAGTCGGCACAAATGGCGCAACCTTCTACATCACAGGCGTACAACTAGAAAAAGGAAGTACCGCAACATCGTTTGATTACAGACCTTATGGTACTGAGTTTGCCCTTTGCCAACGATACTATCAATCTAACAGAGTTGTGTGGTCTGGTTATTTGTCTGGTTCTGGTCAGGCTATGTATGCTTACAGCACATTTAAAGTAACTATGAGAGCATCTGCAACTGGAACTATTACTAACGAAGCACTAGCATCATTTAGTGCTGGTTCGCTTTCAAATGGCGCAACTGATTCAATTAGATATGACATAACTTCTTCTGCTTCAAACAGTCAAGGTTATGCTTTTGCAACAGTCAATGCTTCTGCGGAGTTATAAATGTATAAACTAATAAAAGATTTTGTAACTAATGAAACCAATACAGTAAAGCGGTTAACAGACAACGCTTTCATCCCATTTGACCCCGCTAATTCAGACTATCAAGCCTATTTAAAGTGGCTGAGTGAAGGCAACACGCCTACTCCCGCAGACGAAGGAACACAATAATGGCGGCACTAATCCCATCAGCAAGCGCAACAGGGTCAGGAACAATGACCTTGGCTGGCCCTTCTACAAACTCTAATCAGACTATCACGATTCCAGACTCTACTGGAACAATGATGGTTAGTGGCAATATGCCAGCGTTTAGTGCTTATCTGTCTAGCAATCAAAGTATTGGCAATGGTTCTTTGACAAAAATGCAATGCAATACAGAAGAATTTGATACTGCATCTGCTTATGACAACGCTACAAATTATCGTTTTACTCCACAAGTATCTGGATATTACCAAGTAAGCGGTGCGGCACAATTAAATTACACCTCTGCTTTATATTCATCTTTTATTTGTATTTACAAAAATGGTTCTGCCTTTAAATTTGGTAACAACACGATGAATACCAATGTGTTTCAACAAGTGTGTGTTTCTGCTTTAATTTATTTAAATGGTTCTACTGATTATGTTGAAATTTATGCCCAACAAAACTCAGGCGGTTCAGCCAACATTGGTGGTAATCAAAACACTTCTTATTTTCAAGCAGTATTAGTTAGGGCGGCGTAATGTTATACGACAAAATTAAATCAATTTATCCAGAATTAACTCCTTTTGATTTTGCCGCATCATGTGGCACTATTCTTTTGCAAAACGACTCTGACGGCAAAGGCGATTACATAGCCAAGTGGGAACACCCAACCCTTGCTAGACCTACTGAGGAACAATTAGCATGACTGTAATCATTGATGGAACGGCTGGTATCACATTCCCAGTAACAGCGGGTAGTGCTTCTGCGGTGCAAGCATCTTCTGGTAGGGTGTTGCAAGTAATTCAGAGCGTATTTACTGGAACTCAATCATTTAATAGCACATCTGCGTGGACTGATGTAACTTCTTTATCTGCAACCATTACCCCGTCTAATGCTTCTAGCAAAGTATTGGTTATGTTTACTGTCCATGTTTATGGTGCAAATAACTTGTATTTTAGAATGGTGCGTGGTTCAACCGCAATAGGAATTGGTGATGCCGCTGGTTCACGACAACAAGCATCTTCTGGAAATGGTTATACAGGTGGAATGGGAAATACAACCCAATTTATGCCATACAGCAATCAATTCTTAGATAGTCCAGCAACAACATCTGCAACAACATATAAAGTTCAGTTTTACGCAAATAGTGGTGCTGGTTCAGGAACTTGTTACATAAATTTATCTAGTGACGATAGCAATGCCGCAAATGTGGGTCGCGCAATGAGTTCATTAACAGTAATGGAGATTTCAGCATGAACAAGCACGAAGCAATTTATGCTACTCATACGAATGTTGCTACTATTATTGGTGACGATGCTTTTGACGCTAATGGCAACCCCGTTACCTATGACGAAACAGCAGTTCAAGCCTACATTGATGCTCATGCCTACATAGCAAAACGCCAACAAGCCTATCCAAGCATTGCAGAGCAGTTAGACCTTATCTATCACCAAGGGCTAGACGCTTGGAAATCGGCTATACAAGCAGTAAAAGAGGAGTTTCCTAAATGATTACCCACAAATGGAAAATACACGACATTGATGCTACTGACGGACTGATTACAGAAGTAAAGTACAGCGTTCTAGCGCGTCATCTAGACACCACAGTAGAAACCGAGGGTTACTGGAAGTTCGGTGACCCAGTTCTGCGTAAGCCTTTGCTAGAAGTCAAAGAAGAAGATGTCATTGCTTGGGTTAAGGCTGACTCTATGCGAGAAGGCGTAAATATCATAGAATCACGCCTAGAGGAACAACTTGCTAATCTTGAAAAAGACAAGGTTAAATTGCCATGGGTTGCTCAGGTTTTTACAGTAAATCTTGGATAAACCATGACGCAACCCATCGACATTATTAGCAGAGCATTAAAAGATATTGGCGCACTAGAGGCTGGCGAAACACCCAGTTCTGATGCAGCTACCGATGCTTTTGATATGCTCAATGACCTTATAGACCAATGGTCTAACGAGGACATGATGGTTTTCAATGTGACTGAGATTATTTTCCCAGTCATAGCGGGTCAGACCCAATACACGATTGGCCCAGTCGCTTCCACCGCTAACTTCATTGGTTCTGTGTTTACAGGCTCAATTACAGGCGATGTGCTAACTGTTACGGGGATTACTTCTGGCGCTGTGGCACAAGGGCAAACCCTAAGTGGTACGGGTATCACCTCTGGAACAAAGATTGTGGACTTTCTGACGGGCGCTGGCGGTAATGTCAACGAGGTCGGAACATACAAACTCAACTTCAGTCAGACAGTATCCTCGACCACGATAACTGCTTACTACGAGAAACCATTGCAGATTAACTCTGCTTTTGTGCGTATTAACACCACATCCAATGGTCAACCCATTCTCAATGGTGGCTTGGACTACCCCATTTCTGTGCTTGCCTTGCAAGACTACGAGATGATTGGTTTAAAGACGCTGAATGGCCCATGGCCAAAGGCTATTTACTTTAATCCTGGCGCTGATACGGGTAACTTGTTTGTGTGGCCAAACCCCTCTCAGGGCGAGATGCACTTGTTTGCCAACACCATTTTTAGCAGATATGGCACTTTGTATGACAACATCGTTTTGCCACAAGGCTACTCAATGGCTCTTAGATGGTGTCTAGCCGAGCGTTTAATGCCTATGTATGGCAAAGCAAGCGCGGTGCAGATACAGATGATTAACGCCTATGCAGCTCAAGCCAAAGCGACCCTAAAGCGCAATAACATGAGTCCGTTGCAAGTAGCAAGATACCCAGATGCGTTGATGAACACACGCGCAAAAGACGCTGGTTGGATTCTTACTGGGGGCTTTGTCTAAATGGCAGACTTTGGCTTTGTTGGCCCTTCTTACCCTGCGACTTCGGTTTACCAAGACTCGAATGAGTGCATAAACTTTCTTCCAGAAGTTGACCCACTTAAACAGCCCGGTGACAGAGGTGTGGTTGCGCTATATCCAACGCCCGGTCTGACAATTAAAGCCATTCTGCCCAATCAGCAAGAAGTCCGTGGTATGCGGACACTTTCTGGTGGCACTCGGATGTTGGTGGTTTGTGGTGCGTATGTATATGTTTTCAACAATGTACTAACCCCTACCATGATTGGTGAACTCAACACTTCAACTGGTCGAGTTACTATTTCTGACAACGGCATCAATGCTTATATCGTAGACGGCACATATCGCTACACATGGCGTATTGCTACTGTGACTGCAGCTGTGTTCACGGGTGTGGTGTCTGGAACTACATTGACTGTCACTTCGATTAAGTCTGGCACTTTGGCGATTGGTCAACACTTCTTTGCTGTTGGCGCACTTCAAGAAACAGTCATAACGGCTCTAGGAAGCGGTAGCGGTGGAACGGGTACATATACCCTTGGGCTATCCCAAACCATTGCTTCTAGCCAGATGTACACATCAAGTCCAGGCGCAATTATTACTGCCGTCATATCTGGAACTACGCTAACTGTTGCATCTGTTGCAAGCGGTACTTTGTATGTAGGTCAAACCATCCAAGGTGCTGGCATTACGACTCAAACCATCATTACTGCGTTAGGAACGGGTACGGGTGGCGCAGGAACTTACACAGTAAATAACTCACAGACAATCGCATCCATCACGATGTACGCCCTTAATTGGACTGTTTTGCCGTCTAGCGATGGCGCTTTCACAGGGGGCGAGACTTGTGACATTGTTGACAATTACTTCGTATATAACCGCCCATCATCTCAGCAATGGGGTGCTTCTGGCGTTCTATCCCCTATTTCTGGCAATACTTCATTTTCTAGCAAAGATGGTTCGCCAGATAACTTAGTGGCTCTTATTGTTGACCACCGCGAAGTCTACCTTATGGGCGAGAATTCTTCGGAGGTGTGGACAGATGTAGGTGGAAACCCTTTCCCTTTCCAACGGATACCCGGAACTAACACCCAACACGGCATAGCTGCAAAGTTTTCCGTTGCCCGTTTTGGTGACTCATTTTGTTATGTTTCCCGTAACAACCGAGGTCAAGCACAGATTATGCAAATGAAGGGCTATGTGCCTACACGCATATCTAACCACGCGGTTGAGAATTCCATTACCAATCAATATGTAGACGATGCTATTGCTTGGACTTATCAGTTAGAGGGTCACGAATGTTATGTCGTGTCTTTCCCTACCCTTGAATTAACTTGGGCGTATGACCTAGCCTCTGGAATGTGGCATAAATGGCTATACACAAACAATGACGGCACATATACCCGTCACAGGGGTAATTGTTGTGCGGTGTTCCAAGGGCTAGTTTTGGTGGGTGATTACCAAGATGGCTCAATCTACGAAATAGACAAGAACAACTACACCGACAACGGACAGTACACCCGTAGGCTTCGCAGAGCGCCACACTTGGTGACTGACTTACAACGTCAATACTTTGATGAACTGCAAATCCAGTTTCAGCCGGGCGTTGGTTTGACGGGCATCACCACACCTTTGAACAACGAGGTGGTGGGCGCTGACCCGCAGGCGATGCTTCGATGGTCAAACGATGGCGGTTCTACTTGGTCAAAAGAATATTGGACTTCTATCGGTTTAATCGGTAAATACAAGAATCGTGCCATTTGGCGCAGATTGGGCATGGCTAGAGATAGAGTGTTTGAAGTGGTTGTGAGCGACCCAATTAACGCTGTAATTATCTCGGCTAACCTAAAAGCAACGGCAGGGGAAAACTAATGGCATACGGCATTTCCAATACCTCGCAGTTAAACCCATACCCACAGACTGAGTTCTTGGATGCAAGCACCAAAAGACCGACAAGGGCGTGGCAACAGTTCTTTTTGAATCTGCTCAATTACAGTTCGGCAACAACGGCTACGGCTGGTTCTGGGACATTGCCTAGCAACCCTGTTGGCTTCATAAACATCACGATAAATGGTGTGCCATACAAAGTGCCATATTACAATGTATAGCATGGAATTAACCGAAAATCACACGCCTACGCTTGAGGAAATTGAGCGTTTACAGCGTGAGATGGTGAAAATGCCACAGGCTGAATTGCAGACTGAGCATTACTTTTCGGGTGGAATGTATTGTCGAAAGTTAATCAGACCAGCAGGAACGCTGATTGTTGGCAAAGTGCATAAGAAAGACCATTTCTTTATGTGCGCCAAGGGTCAGATTATTGCTTGGTCTGAAAAGGGCATGGTAACTTTGAACGCTGGCGATGTGCTGTGTTCTAAAGCGGGAACTAAGCGCGTAACTTTAGCGGTAACTGATTCTATTGGAATTACTTTTCACAAGACAAGTAAAACCAACTTAGACAAGATTGAAAAAGAATTGATAGAACCAGATGAATTGTCTTTGTATGACTCATCTAACAAATTAAAGGTGCAAGCCTTGGAGGGTACTTAAATGTCATGGGTAACAGCGGCAATTATTGGTGGTGGTGCGGCACTTGTTGGTGGCTATATGCAGGGAGAAGCTGCTAAAGAAGCGGCTAACACTCAAGCAGGCGCATTACGCCAATCTGCTGATATACAACAACAACAATTTAATACTGTTCAACAACAAGGTGCGCCTGTGCGGGCGGCTGGTTATCAAGCATTAAATACTTTGGGTGGGCTAGGTTCTGGCACATACCAAATGTACGATGCCCAAGGCAATCCAACTGGTCAAGGAACAGGGACAGGATATTTAACTAAACAATTTACTCCAGAAGATTTTGCGGCAGGCATTGACCCAGGATATGCTTTTAGGCTTCAACAAGGCAGAGAAGGCACTAACCGCATGGCAAACATGGGTGGTGGATTGATTAGCGGAAATGCCTTAAAAGGTCAAGAAGATTACTCACAAGGTTTAGCAAGTCAAGAATATGGAAACGCTTTTAATCGTTTTCAAACTGGTCGACAAAACATTTATAACACCCTTGCTGGTATTGCTGGTTTGGGTATGCAAGGATATAACACTAGCGCAACAACAGGGACTGCGGCAGCCGGAAACATTGGAAATACAGTAGCGAATTTGGGCGCAGCTCAAGCGGGTGGCACAGTAGGTTCTGCTAATGCTTTAACGGGTGGTTTACAAGGTGCTGGTAATCAATATATGTTGTCTCAATTACTTGCGCCAAGAACACAACCAACATCAACAAATTTGGGAATAAATTTAGGCGGTACGGGTGGTAGTGTGTCTTCTCCTGTAATTAGCGATGTGCCACTAAACATAAACATGGCATAAGGAAAAATCATGGCAGAACCAGTAGCACTAGGAATTAAACCACCTCAAGTAATGACGCTTGCGGATATGCTTGGTATTGCGCGTGGCGCACAGGCTTACCAACAAGCAGAACAAGCAAACCCCCTTGAATTAAAAAGATTACAAGCAGAAGCAAATGTAGCTGCAGGCACAGAAACGCCAAGAATTGTGCAAGCCACACAAGCGGCTAAAACTGCTGAAATTAGTACTAATAAGGCTCAATTAGAAAATATGTTGATGCACCAACAAAATTCATCTAGAAATTTGTTGAAACTGCTTAACCAAAAAGAGCCTGTAACGCCAACACAAATTGAAGACCATGTAGTGTCAACAATGAAAAATGCTGGCGCACCACAAGAAGCAATCGTTCAAGCAACACAAAATCTACCCAAACAAGGAACAGACAAAGAACTTCGTGCCTTTATTGCAAAACACGCCACTAATTCATTGTCGGCAGAGGCGCAATTAGAAAAACTATTCCCATCTGCACAGTTTGTGCAAACTGGTGCAACTATTACGCCTGTTACTGGTGGTAGCCCACAACTGGCAACACAAGCGCCTGGAAACATTGCAGGCTCATCTATTGAGGCTCAACTATCTCCAGCAACCGAGATTATTGACCCAACAACTGGTCAAAAGAAATTGCTTGGCCCTGTCTCTCAAAGAAGCAATGCGCCTTTGGTTACTCAACTTGGCCCAGCCCAACAAGCGGCACAAACTGGCGTTGGCGAGACTGTAAAAGGCGATTGGGCAACCACTTATGCTGATGCTCAACAAGCGCCAGCACGAATTGGTATTTTCCAGAACATCAAGAAACTAACTCCAGAAGCGTTGACTGGCCCAACGGCAGAACGCAGGCAAGTCGTGGCTAGTTTTGCACAAATGCTTGGTATTCCAGTAGCCACCTTAGAAACCACAGCAACCGATGAATTGGTTAAAAACACTAAGTTATTGCAACTTGCTGGTGGTAATACGGATGCGGCTAGAGCATTGGCTGAATTTGCTAATCCCAATACCAAGATGACCAAAGAAGGTATTGCTAGGGTTACAGACCAACTAATTGGTATTGAAAAGATGAAAGTTGCAAAGTCCAACTTTGTACAACCATTTGCTGGTAATGCAGACGCATATCAGACAAAGGTAAACCAATTTAATCAAATTGCAGACCCTAGATTATTCCAAGAAATGACTCCTGCGGATGTTGCAAAACTACGCAAATCCATGTCACCCGCTGACCAAGCCGAATTAAGCAGAAAAATTAAGTTAGCCAGAGAATTAGGAGTTCTTTAATGGGAACACTTGCTGAACTTTGGGATGCGCCAGAAGCGGATGTAGCGCCAAAACCAAGCCGTTTCTCTACCTTTAAACAAGGTACAGAAATTGGGCCTGCTAAATCTACGCTTGCCGAACTATGGGATTCTCCAGAAGTGGCGCAAGCGGCAGAAAAGCCAGCCCCCAAACAAATGGACTTGGTTGGCTCTGTACTCCAAAAGGCTTTTGAAGCCAAGCAAGCCATACCTAAAACCATAGCAGGCAATGTGGCAGGCGCAATAGATATGCTTGCTGGTGTGCCTAACTTTGTGGGTTATGGCGTAGGTAGAGCATTTGGATTAACCCCAGAAGAAGCCCAAAAAGCGGCATCTAAAGTGCCAGAGGCTATTGCACAACCAGTAGGTCGATTGACTGGGTTGGCTCAGACAGAAGCCTATAAAACCTCCATTCCTGTATCTATACAAAACTACATTGGCGAACATTTAAACGAAAGCGCACAAAGTATTGCGTCTAAGTTTGGATTGCCAGTTCAAGATGTGCAAGCAGTAATGGAGGCTGGAATAGCAGCTACTGGTGTTGGCGCTGGCAAATTTGGTAAGGGTGTAGTAAGCGCGGCTAAAGAACTTGCGCCATCAATGCCTAAAGTTCGTATTGAAACTGTTAAACCAACCGGTGTTCAATCGGGTGGTGCAGCTGCCACAACTAATCAAGCCATGTTGCAAGAGGCTATTGGTAGGGCTTCGCCAGAATTGGCTAACGAACTAAAGAATTTACGCCCAGAGCAAATAAATAAGCCCGCATTAGAAAATCAATTAATGGCAGACACATTGCCTGTGCCAGTTCGTTTGACCAAAGGGCAAGCATTACAAGACCCAAGCCTTATTTCTTTTGAACGTAATGAGCGTGGCATGAAAGGCGAACTAGCCCAGCATTACAACGAACAAAACAAAGCGTTGCAAGAAAATGCCAATTTAATCAAACAAAAGACGGGCGAGGGCACATTCGAGACTGACTATGTGGCTAATTCAGAACGCGCCATAGAAGCCTTACAGCAACTAAACAAAGACAGACAAAGTTCTATTAGTGACGCATATAAATCACTTGAGGATTTAGGTGCAGGCAAGATTGAAGTGGACAGCAAAACATTTGCACAAAATGCTAAATCTGCATTGACTGCCAATGAAGATATAGACTTTTTGCCTTCCACAATCAAGACTAAAGTTGATTCTTATTTAGAAGGCAAGCCAATGAACTTTGCCCAATATGAGAATTTACGCACTCAAATTGCTAGAGAAACCCGTAAAGCACAGTCAGCACAAGATGGCAATGCTGTTCATGCTTTGACTTTGGTTCGTGGCGAATTAGAAAAACTTCCTTTAATTGGTGAAACCGCAGAAGCCAAAGTGGTGGCAGACCAAGCCCGTAGTTTGGCTAAACAAGAGTTTGACTTGTTGGACAAGACAAAGCCAACATACAACAAGACCTATGCTGACATTGTTAATGGCGGTGCGGACAGTAGCAATTTCATTCCACAAGTAGTGTTTAGGTCTAAGAACTTAGACTTTGCCAAAGCCTTAGATATGCTTTCTAACAATCCAGATGCAGTTAAACAATTACGCGCTGGTGCTATGGATTACATGATTAGGGAATCTACTGATAAGTCTGGTAATTTCAATACAGGCAAATTTACAGGATTTATTAACAATCTCGATGTAAACAAGAAGTTGACAGCCTTATTTGGTGAAGATGCTCAAGTTTTGAAAGATTTGGCCAAGACTGGTCAACTAATAGAAGCAAGACCTCGCGGGTCATTTGTCAATGAGTCCAACACTATGGTTGGTGCTTTGGGACAATATGCAAAAGGTGCAACCGAGCATGGTGTCAACATTGCAGCTAAAGGTTTGCCTATTGGCACTATTGGTAGAAAATTCTTGGAAAAGCGTTCTGCTAAAAAACAAGTAGAAGAAACATTAAAGCCAGGCGCTGGCGTTCAACTTAAAGATATTGGTAAGGAATAAACATGGCAGTCAATCTCTCCCCCATCGGTAACGGCTTTCAGTTCTTTACCACTACTGGTATTCCTCTTGCTGGTGGCAAGATATACACCTATAAAGCGGGTTCATCTACGCCCCTAGCAACCTATACAGATAACACGGGTGCAACGGCTAACGCTAACCCTATCGTGTTGGGTACTGATGGCAGACCATCTAGCGAGATATGGCTAACTTATGGCTATAACTACAAATTCATTCTAAAGACGGCAGACGATACAACCATCCAAACATACGACAACTTGTATGGAATTATTGGTGTACAGGCTTCTAGCGGTGCGACTATCCCTGCGGGTCTTATCTCTATGTGGTCTGGCTCGATTGGTTCTATCCCATCGGGTTGGTATCTCTGTGATGGTTCAAACGGCACACCTAATTTGACAGACCGATTCATTATTGGTGCTGGTTCTTCTTATGCGGTAAACGGAACTGGTGGCGTAAGTTCTATTACGCTGACAACCAACAATATGCCTTCGCATACGCATACAGCAACTTCAACTGTTACAGACCCTGGCCATACGCACACAATCCCAAGAACAGAAAATGTTACAGGAAGTGGCCCTAACGCTATTGAAGATGGCCCAGTAGTAGGTTCTTACACAGTTCCATCCAATACTACTGGTATTACTGTTGCCACCACGATTGCAACTGCTGGCTCTGGTACTTCATTCTCTATCCTTAACCCTTACTACGCTTTGGCGTTTATTCAGAAAGCCTAATGTGGAAGATGTAGCAACACGCATTGCTGTTCACGAAGCCATCTGTGCAGAGCGATACAAAAAGATTGAAGATTCATTGGCTACGGGCGAAAAGCGCATGACCAAGATTGAATATCTTTTGTATGCGGTTATGGCTTGCGTGTTGTTAGGGCCTGGTGTGGCGGCAACCATCGTTCACAAACTATTCGGGGTGTGACATTGACCCTTTCTCCCTCCTTATGCTTGCCCAAGGTGCAGTCTCTGCTATCAAGCAAGGATGCTCAATGTTGCACGAAGGTAGGATGCAGCTGGAGAACGCTAAAGCAACTGCCGAGGGAGTTTTGGAAGATGTTAAGGCTCTTAAAGGGTTATGGGATTGGTTGGTTGGGCTATTTGCTGACAAACCAAAACTTACCGAAGCCAAGCCTGTGGCGCAAAAGAAAGCCAAAAAAGATGAGTCCTACGAAACACTTGAACTGCAAACAATCAAAAATGTCGGAGTTCAACTTGGGAACTTCTTTGACATACAAGCCCAGTTAAACAACTACTACGCCTCTTTGGAAGCAGAGTCAAAGGAACACTACGACCCAACGCAGAACACCTCTAAAAAAGCGATTGAACGGGCATTAGTGGAACTTCAGATGGAAAACTTAGATGCTGAGATT